CTAGGTTGTTTTGACAAATCTTCTTCGTTAGTCAACATAGATTTTATATAATCAATTTGATGAAATGGAACTTTGACAAAAGCTTCATACCAAGGTTTATCAAACTCTGGTTTTTTACTATCTAATCTTTCTCTAACTCTTTGTTCTAATACTTCTATTAACTTTTCACCTTCTTGTATTTTTTTAAAATTATTTATGTCCTCGTATAAACTTTTGCCTATGCTATTGCCTTGGCTACTTTCAAAAAAGTAACCTTTTCTTTTTAAAAAAGAAGATATAGGTTTTAATAGTGATTTAGTCCTTGTTAATATTAGCCATTGTCCTTCAGTCATGTCTATGTCAGCTAGCTTAAAACGTTGAAATATATTACCAATTTCAGGTTTAGGTAAGTATTGTTTATCTAATCTTGTGTTAACTCTCTCTATAATATCTAATGCTTTTTGTTGTATTGATCTTGGAACTCTTTTTGATTCTGTTAACGGTATTTTTTTTGCCTTCCAATCAATAAATGAATTAACATCAGCTCCTGCCCAACCAAAAATAGCTTGATCGTCATCTCCTGCAATCCATACATCATTACAATAATTCTCCTCTAATTTTTTTATCATAGACCATTGTATTAAAGACAAATCCTGTGCTTCATCTACAAATATAACTTCAAATTGAGGTGCTGTCCCTTTTGGTCCTAACCATTTATCCAACATATCTGTATAATCAATTAAACCATAAATAGTTTTATAATTGTTTATTTCTTTTTCTATTGCTTGTAATTTGTCTTTTTGAATTTTACCTAAATGCTCATTTAAATTATACTGATCCATTGAACTTAATTGTTTAACTCTTGCTAAACTTATTAAACCTAAATACTCACTATCTGATGTAAAAATTCCATTCCATTCATTATTTTCATACGCTGCGTATTTTATTTGCACACCGCACGTCTCACCTATCTTTTTATAATTACCTTCTTGCATAACATTCTCTTCTTTTAATCCTAATCTAGTAAATGCCAACGAGTGTAATGTTTGAAAATATCTTATGTCTTTTTTAGTTAAGGTAGGATTTTGTTCTAAAAATCTATCTCTTGCCTCGTTTGCAGCTTTACGTGTAAAAGAAAAATAACCTATCTTATCTAATGGTACGCCTTTGTTAACGTAGTTTGCTACTTCATTTAAAAGTGTATATGTCTTGCCTGTTCCTGGTGGTCCTATAACTTTATATCTCATTAGTAATTAGACTTCTCTCTATCTGTTAATTTGTGTTCTATTCTTTTGTAATGCAGCTGTGATACCCTGCATACTTTTAATGTTTTTCCATCTATATTGGCAATTTTTTCTTAGTAAAGTTAATTTAGATCTCCAATCTTTTGGTTTTAATGGCTCAAAATATATTCCTGTTTGTTCCCACACAAAATTTAAAACATCTTTTTGATTAGTCATAAGTTTAGTATTAGGAACTGTGACCTCAACATTGTCATCATTAGGCATTACAATATTAAATCTGTATTCTGGATCTGAGTATTTTATAATTGCAAAATCTTTTATGTCTGGAAATGTAGTAATACCGTCTGATTTTATACCAAACGGTTTAGAATAACATAACGTACGCATACATTTAGATTGTATAGGTTCTTCATAACAAGTATGACCTGCTGTATCTTTTTTCCATCCCGCAATCTTACTGTCTAATTTTGATTTATCCCAAGGATCTTCTAAGTAATTATAATTTGCTTTTGCAACTTGGTCGGGCCACTTATCTTTGTATTTTTTTTTTGCAAAGACCATGTAGTTATACATAAAACGATCTCTACCATCACTTAATTTTTTCTTAGAACACAAAGCTAAACAAGGTGGTCCATCTTCAAACTCTTCATTAGTTCCTAATAATATATCTTTGTACGTACTAGCAACTAACTCACTTAATTTTGTTTTATCTATTTTTGATTCATTAGCTAATTGTATAAATTGTTCCAATGATAGTTTAGAATTATTCTTATCTACAGCATATCTAGTAGAATCACCGTTATTATAATATGGTAAATTAATAAAGTTACCTGGTTTAATATCCCCTTTGTCATCCTCCTTTAATTCTTTCTGTTTTGGAAAAACTTCTGTAGTAGAAGATAAACCTAAAGGAAGTAAAAAAGATTTAAATGACTCTATTAAATCTATTGTAGGTATGGGTTCTTTTAAAAATAAATAACAATGTAGACCTCCGCTTTTTGAAAGAATAGGTATTAAAGGTAATTTGTATTGTTCAAATAATGCTAAGTATTCTTCTACTTTAAATTCACCATAGTCTGGTGGATCTATATCTATGCAACCAAATTGCACTGTTTTATTTAATCTACAGGGTTGTATACCAATAGAAATTTTACCTTCTAAATGATTCTTATAATCAATAGAAGATACAGGCCTTCCTGCCCATTCGTAATTAGGTTTTATTTTATTTTTACTAGTATCTAAAGAAGTCTTGGACATGTCGGCAATACCAAAATCACCTTCATAACCAGTAAATAACTTAATAAATTCATTAACCATATTGATCCCTTATTACGGGCGGCTTCAGTCTCCCTATGACCGCCCATATTCCTCTTACGAGAAACTAGTAATTTGATTTATTTTCCTCAGGTGACGCAGCTTTTGACTGTGCACTTTTTAAAGAGTTGTGAAAATCACGGGCCATTTGATATATACCTGCATCATCAACTTTTCTTAACATAGATATAGTATAACCATGCCAAGTAAAGCTGCCTGAGTTCTCTACAGAATTTAATTTAAAAACTCTTGAAAACATCGGTGCTGGTACAGACTTATTAGTCTTTGGATCTATTTCAAATTGATTTTCTATCAATGAATTCCATCCTCTACTAACTTTTAATTGGGTAGACTTCATAGTCATTAAAGCCTTTTCAGGTCTTTCCCCATTAATAATTACAAAATGATTTGCTGTTTTGATAATTTCGTTACCATTTTTTAACAAATCTTTGTTCTTATCGTTTTGAGATGTTTCTGCCATAACGCTAGCACCCCTATCATTACTGATTGGTCTACCTTCTCTTCTTTCAAAAGGTGCCCATTCAGGGTACGTCATTTTGTAGAACACAGGAATAACTTCTATTCCTTTTTCTCCATCATACAATTTTTTTGTAACTGTATTATAAAACATACCAGCTTGTGCGCCTTCCACATATTTGGCATGTTTCTTTTTTGTTTCATCTGAACCACTTTGCAGTAATTTCAGAAAAGGTAATGCAAGATCACTCTTGTCAATGTTTTCTAGACCCATTCCTGAGTCTGCAACAAAGTCTAAAGTTGCTAATGCACCATCTTGTTTTTTTGTCACGTCTCTTGTTTCTTCGCTCATGTTATTTGCTCCTTGTTATTTTTGTTTTGTTTCCCTTAAACAGGTTAAAATGTTCAGATGGAAGTTCTTCGTTTTTCTCAGAACGTTCTCTAAACAATGCTTTAAGGGTCATAGGTTCGACTTTCAACTTTTGGGTTGGTTCGAACCCATTCCCTTTTGCAAGGTTTGCGTATTCGCTCGCCTTGTTGTCTTCGCCACGACCAAAGGAAACTGTGATCTCATTTTTAATAAGATCACCTAAGTCATGTTCTCGAAGCCAGTTATAAGCGCCTTCTTTTTTATCTATTGGTATAGTAGCGCTGTAAATTTCTTTTACCTCTATTGCAGATCCATCAGCTAATTTCATGGTCTTCATTTTTAATGAATCCATAATCTCTGGAATTGCTATCTGTGATAATTGGTCTGAATTTTGCTTTTTTAATTTAAGACTTTCTTCGTCTTCTTTTATTTCGTCTTCTAATTTTTGAAGTTTAATAACTAAATCGGATAAACTTTCTACACCGCTTAAATTATTTACGTCTTGAGGTGCGTCCTCAATAAACATATCTTGTAACTTTTCATTACTCATTTATTTCTCCTCTTTCATATAAGTTAATTGCTATTGGATAGTATCTTCTTTCTTGTTTATCCCACTTTAATACATTGTATTTTCCATTAGTCATATCAGACGCAATAGAGCATGCAACTCCTATTATAGCAGGATCGCCAGTAAGCAATAAATAATCTTTAGATTTATAATCTTTTAAACCTTGTCTTAATTTTGTAATTAGAGGACCAGGTGAAAATATTATTTGAGATAACTCTGGTAATAAAAATTTAAACGCACCGTATTGCGATGCACCTATAATATTTATTTTTGGTCTACCATCTCTAGTGCCTGCAATTTCTTGTATTACATATACAGTAGACGTAGTTTCTTTAATATTTCTATAATTAATGCTTTCTGACATTGACAGCAATATAAACCTTATGATATATAAGTCAATAGAAAGTTAAGAAATAAATTATGGACTATAAATTTAAAACAAAACCCTATGCTCATCAAATTACAGCATTGGAAAAATCATGGAATAAAAAGGCATATGCTTATTTTATGGAAATGGGTACAGGTAAATCAAAAGTATTGATAGATAATATAGCCATGCTTTACGATAAGGGAAAAATCAATGGTGCCTTAATTATTGCACCAAAAGGTGTATATAAAAATTGGCAAGATTCTGAAATACCTACACATTTAGTTGATCACATACAAAAAAAATCAGTCTTATGGCAAGCTAATATCAATAAAACACAAGAAGAAAAGCTTAAAACATTATTTAAACCTGAGATAGATTTACATTTTTTAATTATGAATGTTGAAGCATTTTCGACAAAAAAAGGCCTTGATTTTGCCATGAAGTTTTTAAGTTGCCATGAAACATTAATAGCTATTGATGAATCTACATCTATTAAAAACCCTTCTGCAAAAAGAACTAAAAATATTTTAAGAATGTCTGTGCATTGTAAATATAGAAGAATATTAACAGGATCTCCAGTTACTAAGTCACCTCTTGATTTATTTACTCAATGTTATTTTTTAGATCCATTTTTACTTGATTTTACTTCGTATTACGCATTTCGTAATAGATATGCAGAGATGAAAACTGCACATTTTGGCGGCCGTTCTGTGCAAATAGTAAAAGGGTATAAAAACTTACCAGAGCTATCAAACACATTAACTAATTTTTCTTATCGTGTGTTAAAAGATGATTGTTTAGATTTACCACCTAAAACATTTATGAAAAGGATTATACAACTTACACCAGAACAAGACAAAGTTTACAAACAAATGAAAAAACTAGCTCTTGCTGAAATGAATGGAAAATTAGTTACTACAACAACTGCTATTGTACAACTTATGAGAATGCAGCAAATTACTTGTGGTCATTTTAAATCAGACGACGGTGTTGTGCAACAAATTAAAAACAATCGTATAACAGAGTTAGCAAATGTTGTGGAAGAGATACAAGGTAAGGTTGTAATATGGGCACATTGGAGG